ATACTAATCTGGAAGCTGCGTTGCAGAAGGCGCTGGCTAACCATGGAACGGTGGAACATCAGTGGGCGCAGTACGGCGAAGTGCGCGCGGATATTCTGGTGGTTAAAACGACCATTGCGCAGGTGGATAAGGCCATGGCTGAAATCTCGACGCAGGTGCAGGCGATCACCGTCGGCAGACGTCAGGAAGTCATCGGCAATATCTCCCAGGTAATCGTCAGCATTCGCATTGGATTCGCCACGAACCCAGCCGGTCCAGTCACTCTGATTACCAATGCGGTCGACCAAGCGAGCCCGGTACCAGAACTCCTGACCTGCCTTCAAACCCAGTTGGGTATATGTGTGTTGCGGATACGGAACTCCAGCAAGCAGCAGAGGATTATCCCCATTACCGTTTACTGAATACTGCAATTCGGTCTGGAGGGTATCACCTGTATCCGTCGGAAAGGACCAGTCAACCTGTATACCCCAATTGATTGCTGTGGTGCGCAGACCAACCGGTTTGGGAACATCCCCAGTACGTCCTGTGAGATGAGTCAAGACAGAAGAGGACCATAGACTGGAAGCACCAGCGGAATTAATGGCACGAACTCGCACAAGGTAATCGCCTGAGAAAATCCCAGGCACCTCGATATTGCGTAGACCCGTTTCAGGGATATTGACCCACTCATTATCACCACGTTTCCACTGTGCCTGATACGCGACGATATCTGCCTGAGTTTTCCCGTTTTTATCTACTGGCGCATCCCAACTCGCAACCATAGTGGCGATACGTTGCCCCTGACGAACGGAATCATAGCTGCTGATCGTGATGCTTGTCGGCTGCCCTACCAGGCCTGTCGGTATCAGGCTAATCGGCGGCGTATCCAGTCGGGCATTGTTATCAACGGCATCGTATTTCGCCCCGTTGTACTCTGCACCAGTGATACTGTAGGTGTTCTCTTCATCGTTAAATGTCAGGTTAGTTACGCGGAAATACTGTAGACGCAACTGGCCGGCATCGATAACAAAAATGGCATTTGGTAATGGCTCGGCGGTAAACGCCGTTGCCAGTATCAGTTGCTGGCCGTTAACCGCCTGAATGGTTCTGCTCTCAACGGTACCGCCCAGGGTACGAATCATCAGAGTGTCACCGGGTACGGCACTTGTGCCCCGATCGGTAGTTACAGATTTCAGCGCGGCGTTGTAATCAGTGATACGTCCACCATAGACACGGCCAGATAGCCGTTCATCTGCAAACGCAAATACGGTCCCAGGCACATAAGCGAAGCCATCAAGTCCCGTCTGAACAGTGATAATGCGATCAAGCGAGTTGGAGTAGACGGCCCACCCTCCGCGGCGCTGCGCCTCGCTTTCGCGCGTGCATCCGATTGCAGTGAGTTGTGTCTGCTTAAACTTGAACTGTTTTACCAGGTCAGGAAACATTACTGCTGTAGTTCGGTCCTGATAGTGATTCTCCGGATCGCTAAAGTTAATCAGCGCTGAGCTATATCGGTTCTTTTCACTTCCGCTGGAGTACGTTGGCTTACCGACAACAGAAGCCCGAGTGAGTATCTGAAGTTTTGACGTATCCGCAGGCATATCAGAGACAACATTGAACATATTGTTGCCCCAGAACGTCATGCCATTGAAACCAGCCGCAATATCCTTAATCACCTGCCAGGCATCGGCCTGAGCCTGGATATAAACGTCAAACATAAAGCGAGGCTCGGTACCGCTGCCACCCTTACCATCCGCCACCTTCTGGTCGCAGCGCTGGGCAATACGATATAACTCCCATTTATCGAGCATCGCTGGCGTAACCCTGCGACCCAGGCCGAAGCGAGGTTCAGTAAGAATATCGAACCAGATCCATGCAGGATTATTCGTCCAGCCCCACTTAAATGTCCCGTCCCATGTGCCGCTATAGGTTCGGGCTATCGGATCGTAATTCGAAGGGATGCGGATAATACGCCCCTTCGGTTTACAGGAAATCTTCGGGATATTGTTGAACGATTTGGCGTTGAATGACACATACAGCAGTGCGGTATGCGGATAACGGAGACGCGCGTCAATCACCTCGGTGATCGCCTGTACCTGCGTTTTGTTCTGGAGCATTTGGCTGGTACTGTCTTCGGTATCGCGGACAACTCGAATCTGCCAGCCTGTGCTGGCTTTGGGAAGATTAATACGGTGGGTTAGTTCGTAGAGCGAACTGAGCTTTTCTGTGACGGTTTTAGTCATGACTGTCGAGTAAGCCCCACCGTCCACAGCAAGGTCGATATGGTACTGAACCGTTGTGCCGACAATATCCCCATCGTTTTCCTGCTGCTGTAATCCAGGGATACCAATACGTACCAGCACCGCGTCAATCTGGGTGTTACTGATCGCACGAGTCCATGGGGTAACTTTCGTCAGCGACACGCCAATACTGGTTTCATTTTCAACAGCTGGAAAGCCTGGGATTGGTGTCTGAACCTGAGTGCCGGGACGGAAGTCCCAGGTAACGTTCTCAAAGTTCATTGAACCGTCTGCATTGCCCAGCGGGGTTCCGTCAAGGAAGATGCGCGTAGCATCCAGCCCACCAGCAAACTCACCTTCACCCAGAGCCAGCAACATACGACAACGCGCCATAGATTGGGCTGAATCAGGCTGTTCTACGGGCGTGTGCTGCTTCTGGCTGCCACCCTTTGCACCAGTAATCGTTGCCATATTGCGTCCATAAAAAAAGCACCCTATTGGGTGCTTGATATATTCGTCTTACCCGTTAATTCCGGGTCCATTTAATCGGTGCCAGTTTTTGTGGCATTGTGGGCATAACCAACGCACGCTGAGCGGTTTTGCGTAGTCGTCGTGATGCCCGTGAACACCGCCAACTGAATAGCAAGACTCGCAAGCTATCGGGCGCAAAATTCGCCCCATATCCACTTCCGTACGCAGTAACCTGCGCGCCTTCACCTTGATCTGGTTAGAAAGATAGCTCTTTTTATTAATGCGCCGCCGAACGCCTCGCCCTATATCACTTTCTTGGTAAGCTCTTTTTACTGCCTTATTGCTCTCCAATCTTGAAAGTTCTCGCGCACGCGCGAGTCGCGCCTCTCGCAATTCAGGGTTAGCCCTTCGGTCACGGTCATAAATAGCTTTTTTGGATCTTACATCGCTACGCGAGTTATATTCACGCATGTAATCCTTGCCATCCCCGTTGTGATAATGACGCCGTTGAGCTTCTCGCTGTCGCTCCTTCACGTCAGGGCGGGAGTGGTATTCCTCATTCCATTTCTTCCGTGCATCGCCTTTCAAAAAGCGCTGGCGCCTTGCCAAGCCTTTTTCACTATGATCCTTTCTGTACTGGTTTGCCTTTCCCTTTTCAGTCGTTGCAAATTTTTGCTGGGCTTTTTTGACAACGGCCTGACCAGCCTCAGTTTGCTGGTACCGCTTTATTCCCTCATTTCTGCATAACTTACAGCTGCCTTCGACGCCATATTTTCCAGAGGATTTCTTATAAAATTCGGATATTGGTTTTTCTACACTACATTTAGTGCATATTTTGGACTGCATAAAACCTCACAGTAGGCTTTCACAGATGATGGGGCGCGGCAGCGGGGTCTGTGTTCCCCGTTTTCGACTGGCCGGTCTAGCCGCGCAACTCAATGGTATCAAATATCCTCACTGATCACACCGGCTGATATGATGGCGCCGCCGATTTCTCTTTCTCCGTAAAGAATGGCGACCGGGTTGCCCATTGCCAGGGTGTTTACTGAACCGCCGAACGCATAAGAGGGCTTGTTGTCAGGGTCATCGCGACCCTGTAGTCCTTTGGGTTGGGGTGACAGCATCTGGTAGATACCTCCGGCCATCATCCCGATACCAGCGGATATCATGGCACCACCTACAGGGGAAGCCCAACCATACGAAAGACCAGTAACCACGATACCAGCTACCACCATCACGGCTCCGAGAATGGTTTGAAATATGCCGGCCTTCTTTGCACCTTCCATAACCGGTGCAATGCGAATATCGCTATTCCCAGCAAGGTTCTGGTAGTCCTCAACCCCGATGTTTCTTTTTCCACGAAACACAGCGAACGTCATTCCGTTTTTCTTCGCGTTCATTAGATAACTTTCCAAACCGTCCAGGTTGATACATAACGCCTTCACGGCTTCAGCTGACGTCTGCACCGCCAGCTTATGCACGCGCCCAAATCTCGCACCCAGCGCACCGTACAGGCGAATTGTCGTTAGCCGCGCCATGGTTTTATTTCCTGAGATAAGTTTTTATGTCGGACGCATATCATCGTCCGGTCTTTGAAATAGCCGCGCAAGTACGGCGTGATGCAGGATGGTTGCCCATAGAGATGATGAAGCAGCCCACCTTCTTCGGTAATGATCCCCGCATGGTTCCACTTAGCAGATTCAACCTGCATGATGACCATGCAGCCTGGCGTCGGGTCACACTCAACAAACCCTTCACGCTCCCAGTTCTCGAAATAGAGGTTGTCCGGGTAGTGGCTTTCCCACCACGGATAATCGACGCGGAAATCGTTTAGCGTCACGCCCTGGGTGGCGTGCCAGTCCATAATCAGTCCCCAGCAGTCATGCGAACCGAGGATGAACGGGCGGCCGATTAGCGGAATAGCATCCGGGGTTATCTCGGCGTATTCATCGCAATCAGGCGCATATATTCCCCAGACCACACCGGACTGGTTGCACTGCTGCCGGTCAAGGTCTGATGGGATAGCTCTGGCACCATCACCTGGGTGCGAATGAATCACGCGGATAATAGTGCCGATGTCTTCAGCATTCGCCCACTGCTCAGCATCAATGCGGAAATGCTCTATCGGATTATCGTGACTATTCGGTACCGGGAAGTAACGCTGACGCCGTCCTGACTGAATGACAAAGCCGCAGCACTCGCGTGGCGATTCCTCCAGAGCATGCTTCCGGATGGCATTCATTATCGTTTTGTTCATTGGTATTTCCGTTTATCGGGAGAATAAAACCGTTGCGGGGAAACCGCCGAAATCAAGAATTGCGGTGTTTGGCTCTGCCAGCCCGGCGCCAAATCGTTTACGGCAGTCACTAAGGCATCCGCCGCACACATCAAGAGAAGGATCCGATACCGGATTCCCTTTAGCATCGAAATAGGCTGTGCCGTTGTAGCTGCAGCCATCACCGCTGCGGTATTGACCGCGCAGCGCCCACTCACAAAGTGACGTTATTTGGCGGGTGGGAATTACCAGGTTCTGCAGGTCTGCAGGACTACTCAACGCCCACGTCACCACTTCATCATCTTCAGAGGTTTTCGTGTCCAGCCAGAAAGTCTGAAGAGTAAACATCGACGGATCAGCTGTCGCGTTCACGCCACTCGGGAAGTTCACCGCATCGAGGTAAACAGCGTAGGTGTCGATGATACTCACCTTAGCGTTAACCATGTCCTTGAACTGCAGGCAGAGCGCAGTGATATGCCCGTCGAGGTTCGATACGCTAAGTTTCGGCTCAGCGGCCTGGTCGGTCGAGAGAGCGAGGTCAGAAATCTGGAATGGCCAGAAGTCGAAGGTTTTACCATCCCAAAATATGGGCTTTGGTCCAAGTTTAGTCTCATCGCCTTTCGCCGCTTCGAGCTCGGCGGGTGTATGGGGAAATGGACTGTAGTGGAAGCGATGAATACCGCCACTGAACTCTGAAGCATCTACTTCAACCAGCCGGACTCTACCGCCCGGCGCCAGCATTGCAGCTGTATCAATCAGTGCTGTCATGCTCCACCTCAGGCATAGACGCCATAGGCGCGCTTAATCGTGAATGTCAGCTCAGCGAACTTACTGCTGATCTGGTTCTTTCGCACCGAATCTGCCACGACGCGATAAAGCCCCTTATCTTCGCCCGGCGGTGTGATGATGAAAGCCTTAACGGTATGAGCCAGGAGAAAGTCCCGAACGGTATTCACTTCAGAATCAGCGCCCACATGCTTCATCGGTACCTGAATAGCCGTCGAGTTAATGCCGTTCTCGGCTACCTGCTCGTAACCGTCCCCGAACTGCGCAGACCGTATCGTTTGACTGTATTCGACAGCACCCGCGCCGAGTTGCGAGTGCCAGTTGTAGGTAACAACTGCCATATTTACTCCATAAAAAAACCCAGCCGGAGCTGGGTTGATAATGATGAGTAGTATCTAAGAAATGCTTAGGAAACTAATGTTTTAATTTTTTTCAAAATATTTTGAGTCATTTCAGCCTCTTTCAATATGCAGTCTAATTGTGACTTATGTATATTTTGAGTTAATTCATAATCTGCTTCACACCTGAATTTATGACACATTTTCAGTTTTACAGATAATAGTTGCAATGCTCTTACATGCGCCGGGTGTAAATCTTCGGCACAGTCTGCTAAATATTGAGACAAGCGGGCATGAGTTCCGCCTTTGAAATTTTTGCTTGGGATTGGATGTTTTTTGGGGACGCGACCACCAGCAAGTTCATGTGCAACGTGAAACATGCTGTAGTACGCCCGGCCTATTGAAGCCCTCAAATTAACTTCGTTTTCAGCATGTTCTGCCATCGATTTTGCTAGATGAAGGATTTCAGAATGTGAGATAGCCATTTCATTCACCTATCACATGGAATGTGGCAATGCTATTGGACGAGAAAATTTGATGATCTACAATCAATGAAGCAAGTTCATCATTGAGTTCCCATAAATTATCAGAGAGATCTGAGGTTATACCGAAAGAGAAAATTAACATTCCTTCTGCGTCAGTATGGATTGATGCTTGTCTCGGTGGGAGTTTCAGCCTTTCTGCAATTTGCATTACAAGAGAAGCCATTTGAAATAAATAATAAGATTCTTCTCTGTCAGCCATCAAAATATCAAAGATGGAATCGCAGCGCATGATGTCATACCTTTGTTTTTCTGCAAATGCTGATATATCGCAGGAATTGAAAATTGGCTGCCCCTTTATAAGCAACATGGTTTCAAGATCCCCCCAAAACCCTGCATTTAAATAAGCATGGCAAAGCCCAGCAAAGCCGACATAAGGGATACTATTGTGGGATATTTCACGTGCCAATCGATACTGGCATCTCTGGCCTAACGCGACTGAAAAATTCACCCACACCACATCATTATAAGGATTGATAAGGGTAAGTCGTCGATGAGTTTCCATAGCGGCAACATAGTTACCACCAACGATTTCTGCAAGTCCTATGACTAAAAGAGACTGATAGGCATCTGGTATTTTTTTAGCCTCTCGGATAACTACACGCAGGCCAAATTCACCAATCAGGTTTTCTCCCGACTCGATAGAGGGAACTAGCTTGTCAAGAAGCTCATTAGTTTTCAGTTGAGGGTTAGCGCTAGTCATATCCGTATCGACCAAAGGATGTTTAGCCGAATCATAGCAAAACTACTAAGATGCCTAAACCTGGCTAAATATACATTGAACACGACCGCATCGTTCTCAGGAGAGCAACAAAAACCCCCGCGTCAGCGAGGCTTGAGTTCGGTTGGCTTACCCTTAAGGGCTCGGTTTAGCACTCACTTCTGCTTAACTTCCGGTCACCTCTTCAATTCGATAATCGGTTTTACCGTCTTTTTCTTCGATGCACACAGCTCTGAATTTCTGCTCAAGCCCGAATTTGTTCTTGGCGCTAAATTCCTGCGTGGCGTAAAACTTGCCATCACTCCCCTGCCACCGTTTCGCGTCGAATACCGACATATCTAGAGTGCTTTTGTTTATGACCGACATTTTAACGTAGGCTTCACACGCGTTCCTCAACTCACCCAACTTCTTGTCAGACAACTCTTTGGCTTCCTTTTGCTTCTTTTCCGCCTCAGTCGGTTTATTAACTACAGCAGCAATTCCGACGACGACGATAAGAAGCACGATCATCCCAATGGTCTTGAGTATCTTTTTGAATATCCTTTTAAGCACTATCATCCCCTTAATTATCGTGGTTTTGCATATGATAACCAGGGGATGTCAGAATGTAACGCCTTGCACATTGTTACTTCTTAGCGAAGCTTCTACCTATAGCGCCATCGTCTTTAATCGCAAGCCGAATCCCATCGGAAACATAAAACTTAATGCGATCGGCCAGCGCCCTAGCAGCCGCGTCACCATCTCCGTTTGTATTTGTGGTAGCGTTGCCTTTGTTATCGACATAGATATCCACGTTGATTTGATGTCCAGAATTACCAGCCCCCTGAGCCCTGACACCTAGTCTTCCAGCCGAATCCCGCGTCAGCGGCATGATGGCCTCTTCGCCCGCCTCAGCGAACACTCCGCCTTTGGCGAACTTAGATGCACCCTGGAATGTGAAATACTGAGGAGTGTCGTAGACACCGTTCACATATTTACTGAGGCCCGAAGATTCATAGACTCCACCTTTAGCGTTGAACGTTACCCCTGCTGCAGCATTTGCATATGATCCACCTGGCGTAGCTCCACCTCCCGAACCACCACTTATCCATCCCATAGCTGCCTGCACCGCATAGGCCACCATGAGACGGTTCGTCACATCAAGGATCATCTTGAGCATAGATTTGCCGAATTCTTTAACTGATGCTTTGCCAGTGGTCATCAGCTCAGTCAGCATGTCGCTCAAGCCGGTCAGCGTGGAGCTGGCGACGTTCTTCACGGCGTCATAGGTATTGGTAGCAGCATCGAGATATTCGTTCCAGCCACTTACCGCACCTGCTTTCCAGT